GTTAGCAAAAGTTAGTAACTTTTCTTGGAAACTAGGCAACGACCTAAGCTACGATATAGTACTAGACCTAATCTCAGTAGGAGATATTATAGATTCTCTAAAAATGAATATCGGCGGCAAGGGGCTAACCTCTGAAACGCTTCCTAACATAATAGTAGATCAAGGAATCCAAAACACAGCATCAATTCAACTTGCAGCTAACGTTTCCGCATTTAACAGTTTTCTATATGAGTTAATTTCAGAAACCACTACCAAAGAAGCAACACAAGGTAACATTAGTAAAAGCACTCAAGCACAACTTGAACGGCTCGACCAAGCGAGAGGAGTAATAGGGCTTGTAGGGCCAATACAGGATGCGTACCTGCCCGCTTTAGAAGCGTTTAGAGAAGCGTACTACACTCCCTGGGAGGACATGCGAAACCTACTACTACAGACCCCGTATATTAACTACGAAGGAAACCTATACCGAGAGACCGTACTACGTTGGTTCGGAAGCCAGGAAAAGCTCTTAGAAATTGCAGCTAAAAGTCGCACCATAACCCCGAATACACAACGTTTACAATTTTACAACAACCTTAACTTAACCATTATAGATAACCCTGATACAACCACCTCCAATATCTTTAAGTACACCTTAATTAGTAACCCAAATACCGCCAGTAGAGTAGGTACAAACTATGAGAGTCTCTCACAAGGGCTCAATGAACTGCAAAGGGTAATAACACAACTAACTCCTATAAATACTGCCACGGTTTCTAATATCGAACTCATAGAATACCTAGATTCCCAAAAAGCCTCCCCTGCAACAGTACTAAGACAGGTATTACGTACAGGATTTCTTGACGGAGTAGGTGGCAAATACGCAGTAGAAGGTACAAAGATTAAATCGGATCTGTCATTTATACAGGAAGCAATAAGCCAAGACAGTGACCCTGCCACAGCAAGTGTAGTACTCACCCCAAGAGAGAATTAAAATATAGGATATGGGAGAATATAAGACTTTTATAGGTAACATAAGAACTTCGGATTTCGGAGGATTCAATTCTATTGAATACGCTAACGGTGGATTAGAAACCTACTTATCTTTTCAAGCGCTTTTGAAATGGGTAGGAGAGTATGTAAACCTCTTCTCAGAAGGAGAAGAAGTACTAAAAGTAGACTGGGAGTCGGATAAACCGATGTTCATGTACTCGACTTCTATCTCCTGCAACTTGCAGAAATGCTATATTAAGAACCCCTACCTAAGAACTACTTCTGGAACCTTTAATACATTCTCTAAAGCCGATATAGGACCTTTTAACAGTATTCAACGTTTTGCAGATCGGAAGTACACTACTTTGAATGAAGCACTAAAGAAAGAAGCGGGAGTAGTAAGGGATATTTCAATATACCCGACCCTTGGCAATATAAATTACATATACCTTAACGTAGCATATCTTTCCAAAGTTCTAATAGAGAACACAGGGAAAGCAGATAATAAAATAACAGTAAGACAGTACCTGCAGGATATATGCGACGGAGTTAGTAAAGCCCTAGGAAGCATCAACGACTTGCAAGTCATCTCAGACGTAGACAGCGGAGTAGAGGTTCTAACTATTATAGATTACGAACAAAAACGAATCAAAGGACTTACAAATACTTCTGAGAACATAACTACTTTTAAAGCTCAAGGCCTGGGCAGCATGCTAACAAGCATTTCAGCTCAAAGTAGTATCACTCCGGACCTAGCTACCATGATCTCAGTAGGAGCTCAAGCTCAAGGTCAAACAGTTGGAGAGGAAGCTATATCTTTTAGTATATTGAGTTCTGGCCTGAAAGATAGCATATACCCAACTAAACAGATTGGAAAAGAGAAGCAAGAGGTTATAGACAATACGAAAGCAGAAAACGCTACTAAGAGAAGAGATCAAATACAATCCGATTACCGAACAGCTTTAGGAGTATACCTTAAGTTAATAAACAACCAGACCCCGGTAGATGGAAGTATATTCTCTCCTGTAAACCTCGGACAGTCAGACGATGCTAATCAGGAAAACACCGCGGTAGAACTATATAAAGCATGTTTAGCAAGATTTACAGAGACAGGTCAAACCTCAACAGCTTTTATTCCGATAAAACTAGACTTCACCCTTTTAGGCTTAGGAGGGATGAAAATATTTCAGAAATTTAGAATAACAAACGACGTACTTCCGCTGTCTTATAAAGACACCTATGAATTTATAATCACTGGACTAAGTCATACAGTAAATGCTTCCAAGTGGGAAACAAGTATATCCGCAGTAATAACAATCCCAGAGAAGAAAGTGCAAACTGTTGAGAACGCTTTAAAGCCCTTTAGTGTTTTTGTAGAAGAACTAGCACCGCCTTCTACCTTCTCCGGAGTACTTGCTATAAGATCTGCAAAGACCTCTATAAAGTGTAATACTATCACGAAGAATGTAACTAAGTTTGAGGAAGTTCTTGCATTAGTTATAGATAACTTAGAAGGAGCTTACTCTAAAGGAGGATTAGATGCAGGTAGTGCAAACAGCGGAGAGACACTCTGGGGACTGGATAGGAAAAATCATACAGGAACGTATGATACTGCTTTTTGGCAACTTGTAGATAGAGAGGATAAGTCAAGGTGGAACAACAATACATACCCAAAACCAAAAGATAAACCCGTACTGTACGATTCCTACAAAACTATAATCAAAGCAGATTACGACTCTTTTAAGAAACTATATCTAAAAAACACAGAGATAGCAAATCTAATAGAATCAGACGGAAGACTCTATTTTAATATGATCTATGCTGTATACAACGGGCAAGGCTGGTTTAAAGGTTTTAGTAAAGTGTTAGAAGATGCATACCTTTCAGGGAAAACAACAAGTGATGCCTTGGTAGAGGAAATTGTTAACGAAAGAGTAGCAGGAGGAGCCACAGCATTTAGGAATATCGGAGGGAACAACCTAAACACCGTCAGCGCTACCTTGATAGCAAACACAGGAGTCGACATCGAAAAAATGGTAGGTATGGGCCCGGACTGCGAAGTCGTACAGGCAGTAGCAACAGCAAATACCACTTACATTCCAACAACCTACGGAATAAGACAAAACCCAGAGTATAAAGGACCAGTTAGATAATATGTATTACCCTAAATCTAAAATAGTATCAGACCAGTACACAAATGGAAATGAACTAGTGTACCGTACATCAAAAAAACCATACACCGGAAAATACCACATACTTGCAAATGGAAAATTATACACAGGAACAAACGCTGCTGATGGTGTACCGCAAGAGCTAGTATATACAGCCCTCAACGACTACTTAGAAGAAGGAAATACTCTTAACACCGCAACAAACACTTATTACGACAGTATACGTAGGCAGCAAAACATAACTCCTCCAATGGTAGAGCTATTAGAGCCTAAATACACTCAACCAACAGTAAAATATCCAGTACTTACCCGGTACTTCCTGAGAAGAACGAACAATGCAATCTTTACAGAGGTTTCTTTAGAAGATTATACTGCTATAAAAAATAAAGATAAAAAGTATAATTGGGGAATTTACATACCTTTTGAACTACCCTGGTCAACCTCCGGAGCATATATTAAGGGGACGAATGAACGTATGGTCTTATTAACAGAACAGCGGTATAAAGTCTATGGATTTACTCAATACATTACAAACTATACTGAATTCTCAATCTAAGTTGTACCTCTTACTAGCTTTCCTTATATTATAGGAAAGGTTATGTTTTGGTTAATAGAGACACAAGAGCAGTTCGAAGATCTAAAAGATCATAAGTTAGAGAATATTATAGCTATTCCTATACAGAGACATCTCGAACTACATCCCGCTATCTATACTCCTCTGTGTTTATATGTAAGAGATGTAGATACAAAAGAAGGATACCTCCTAAACTTCTTTCACAGTGAAGCATTAAAAATAGAATATACTCAAGTCAGAGAATGGATAGCGACCATCCAGAAAGTATACACTCCGGATAGAAAGGTATTTAACTACTTCTACCACGGGCAAAATACATATTCCCTACCTACTACTAAAGAAGAAAACACTCAAGCACTAAACTACTTCTCAAGAAGGTACTACAACGATCCGGAACTAAGTAATATCATACCAATTGTAAAGCATTTCGAACATTGTCAAAAAGTATCCGAAGAACATCTTAAAGACATATCCGACTATGTACCTAATGAATTCCGAAAAACAGTAGAAGATATATTTTGGGTTATAGAAAGAAACGGCTTAAAGGTAAGTGATACACTAGAGGAGTACTTTAACATAGAGAGACCCTTTCTATCACTTGTAAACCAGCATATATTAACACAGTACAACCTCAATAATACAACAGGAAGACCTTCCAACCATTTTAACCATATAAACTTCGCAGCATTGAATAAAGACAATGGGTGTAGAAGTGTTTTTGTGCCGAGAAATGACCTACTGATGGAGATAGATTTAGTAGCTTATCACCCTACTCTGATCTCAAAATTAGTAAAGTATGAATCTGCAACGGGAGATATTTATGAAGATTTTGGACAGGTGTATGGAATGGATAGAGACGAAGCAAAGAAGCTGGTATTTAAGCAACTATACGGGAACGTCTTTGAACAGTATAAGGATTTTGAGTTCTTTAAACTTACAACTGCCTATATAGATGAACTATGGACGAAGTTTCAAAAGCAAGGATATATCGACGGAGTAGATGAGAGGTATAGATTCTACAGGAAAGATTTAACTAATATGAATCCGCAGAAACTATTCAACTACATAATACAAAATTATGAAACTGTAAGTAATGTTGGTTTATTGCAGAAAATACTCTATCTTCTGGAAGATAAAAAGTCTAAGATAGTACTGTATACATATGATGCAATACTCTTAGATTTAGCAAAAGAAGATAAAGATATCCTACGTAAAATAGTAGGAGTCTTTGAAGAAGAAAATTTAAAAATAACGATAAATGTTGGAAAAAGATACGATTCTTTACAGCCCTTTTGATATGTATGATATAGATACTATAGAGAGTCAAGAGATGTTGAAGAATAAATTACTGTGTACGTTTGTACCTACCGAGGAGATAGATTACTTTATAGCAGATCTAACATCCAAACACACAATACTTTACAATAAAATCTTCATATTAGAAATAAAAGATTCAGACGAAGTAGCCTGTACCTATAATCTAGATGAAATGAATATAGATAGTATTCCTCCGAATACAATACTAGTGCATAGGAAAAAAGAGTCAAATTCTCTGTATACGATTAACGCTTTAAATGAGGTAATTAAAAAACTAAACGGGGGAGTGGTGGACACCCGTTTTAGAGTAAACTGGCAGCACTATAGAAATACAGTGCTGCTGACTACTCAAGGAGACCTTAGAGTACTCCGTACAAGAATTTCCCGAATCATTTCATTATAACTTTCTTAGTTTTTTTCTTAGTTTTTAATACTTAGGGTATATTTATATTAAAGATGGGACGTATAAAAAAACACCTTTCAGAAGAGCAAAAAAAAGAAGCTCAGAGGAAATGGTCTCAGAAATATTACCTAAAGAATAAAGAGAGAATTGATGAAAAAGCAAAAGATAGGTACCGAAAAAATAATTGGGATCTATAAAATAGTATCCCCCACAGGTAAAGTATACGTAGGGCAATCCGCAGACATACATAAACGGTGGAAACAGTATGGGAATCATTTTTTTAAAAAGCAATACAAGCTTTACTACTCCATACAGAAGTACGGGTACGACAACCACACTTTTATGATTGTTGAACAATGTGAAAAAACAGAATTAAATAGGCAAGAGAGATTTTGGCAAGATTACTATAACGTACTGGAGGAAGGGCTAAACCTCGCCTTAACAAACACAGATGAAAAGCCGAAACAACACTCAAAAGAGACCAGAAATAAGATAAGTGAAGCACAGAAAGGAAAAACACTTACAGAGGAACATAAAAAAAACCTATCTGAAGCAAGACTAAAGCTACCGGATATAATAAAAAAAGCGAACGGATACGCTAACGCAGGTAGAAAAGTCTCTGAAGATACTAAAAGTAGAATATCAAACACGATGAAGGGAATACAAAGATCAGAAGATACTAAGCAGAAGATGAGGAAACCTAAGAGTATAACTCATAAGAACAACATAAGCAAGGCCAAGCAAGGAAAGCCGAGCTTAATAAAGGGAATGCTAGATAAAGTGGTAATCTGCCCGTACTGTAAAAAACAAGGAGGGAACAGCGGGATGAAGAGGTGGCATTTCGATAACTGTAAATTAAAGTTGCTAACAAGCAACAAAGTTACTATATTAAGGTATTAAGTTATAAAAATGAACGTAAGTGAAATCAAAGCAAAGCTACAAGCTCTGCAAACCCAGAACAGCGCCCAGTCGACAGGGTCAAGGAAAAACAACTTCTACAAACCGAGTGTAGGTAAGGAAGTTATTCGAGTAGTGCCGTCAAAATTCAACAAATCAAATCCATTTTCGGAATTAATGTTCCATTACGGGATTCACAAATTCCCTATCATCTCACCAATCAACTTCGGAGATAAAGATCCAATAGTTGAGTTTGTTGCTAAATTAAGAGAAGCAGGAGGCCAAGAGAATTGGAGACTTGCTAGAAAATTAGAACCTAAAATGAGAGTATTTGCTCCGGTAATCGTAAGAGGTAAAGAAGACGAAGGAGTAAAGCTATGGGGATTCGGAAAAGAGATCTACATGGAACTATTGTCAATGGTTGAAGATGAGGACATAGGAGATTTTACTGATATCATCACAGGTAGGGATTTAACTCTAACTACTATAGATGCTGCTACAACAGGAACAGGTTATGCTAAGACAACCATTAGAGCAAGAACAGCTGAAACCACTTTAACGGAAGATGCAGCATTGCTTAAAACACTTTTAGAGGATCAACCAAATCCACCGGAAACATTTACTAGAATGGAATTCGATGACATGAAAAAAGTACTTCATGATTATCTAGCTCCAGAAGAAGATGCAGAAGAAGATGTACCAGCTCCAATGGTAGCATTTGATACCCCTTCATCACCAACAAACAAGTTCTCTCTAGAGAACTCAGGAAAGAAAGCAGAGTCAAAAGCTGATAAGTTCGATAGTTTATTTGAAGACGACGCTTTACCTTTCTAAGATAACCGATGGCGAAAAGACAAAGCAAATCACTAACAGAAGCTGTCTCTGCAGAGCTTAAGAAAGGTTTTAACCTAAGTAAGTTCAAAGAACAGAAATTGCTGAGTAAGAATGTTCGCTTCAAAGACCAAAAATGGATCCCATTATCCCCGGCATTTCAAGAGGTAACCTCTATCCCGGGGATCCCAATGGGACACATAGTCATGTTGAGAGGCCATTCGGATACAGGTAAATCTACTGCACTACTAGAAGCAGCAGTATCTGCACAGAAAGCAGGAATACTTCCAGTATTCATCACTACAGAGATGAAATGGAACTGGGAGCATGCCGTACAGATGGGCTTACAGGTAGAGCAGACAGTAGACGAAGAGACTGGAGAAGTCTTAGACTATGGAGGATTCTTTATCTATGTAGACAGAGAGACGATACATACTATCGAAGACGTATCAGCCTTCATACTAGATCTAGTAGATGAACAGAAGAAAGGAGCATTACCTTATGACTTACTTTTCTTATGGGATTCAATCGGATCTGTACCTTGCGAACTATCAGTACGTTCTAATAAGAACAATAATGAATGGAATGCAGGAGCAATGTCTACGCAATTCGGTAACGGAGTAAATCAACGTATCGTAATGTCAAGAAAAGAGTCTTCACCTTTTACTAATACGTTAGTAGTTGTAAATAAGGTATGGACGCAGAAAGCAGAGTCGCCAATGGGACAACCGAAACTTATGAATAAGGGAGGTTTTGCTATGTGGTACGACGCAACGTTTGTAATCACTTTCGGAAACATTATGAATGCAGGAACATCTAAGATTAAAGCAATTAAAGATGGAAAGCAGGTAGAGTTCGCTAAAAGAACAAATCTTCAAATAGATAAGAATCATATCAACGGTATAACAACTAGGGGTAAGATTATTATGACCCCTCACGGTTTTATTATGGATGAAGATAAAGATCTTAAGAACTACAAAACAGCACATGCATCTGAATGGGCAGCAATACTTGGAGGAGGAGACTTCGACATAGTAGTAGAAGCACCAGAGGAAGGAGATACTACACCTATACCGACTGAAAACGATCCAGGATAGAATTAAACTCTAAATTAAATCGAAAGGCCCTTGCTTATGCAGGGGTTTTTTATTATCTTTAAGTATGTCAACCAATCTAAGAGCTCTTCTTGCTACTGTTACAGAGCATGAAACCTCCCCTGTAGTAGAGCAGGAATTTCATTCACGGGTGCTAATGATAGATGCTCTTAATCTATTCTTTAGAAACTTTGCTACAATTAACTTCTTAAATAAAGAAGGAGTCCCTATTGGAGGTATGGCTGGATTTATACGATCACTAGGATCCTTAATACAGTTAGTACAGCCGACAGGAGTCTATGTAATATTCGATGGAGTAGGATCTTCTAACAATAGAAAAAACCTGCTACCGGAGTATAAGTCAAATAGAGGGATAACCAGGATAACAAACTGGGACACCTATGATAATATTGAAGAAGAAGGAGAGTCTAAAGTAGATCAGATAACACGTTTAATCCATTATTTGCAATGCCTACCTGTAAAGACAGGAATGATAGATAAAGCAGAAGCTGACGATATGATAGCTTACATGGCAAACACCCTCCCCCATACTCACAACTCAGACGTAATAATAGTATCCTCAGACAAAGACTATTTGCAGCTAGTTAGCAACAAAGTAACAGTTTATAGGCCGATAGGTAAGAAATTCTACAAACAGAAAGAAGTATCAGAGGAATTCGGAATACATTCAGACAACTTTATACTATATAAAACTCTACTAGGAGATAAATCAGATGCGATATCAGGAATTAAAGGATTAGGTCCGAAAACACTTCTAAAGAGGTTTCCGGAATTAGTAAAACATTCCCTAACCCTAGAAGACATCTTCGAGATATCAGAAGCTAAATTAACACAGCATAAAATCTATGCTCAAATACTACAAGGGGAACAGACTATAAGAAACTCCTATAAGTTAATGGACCTCCGAAACCCTATATTAGATGATAGACAGATAAAATATATCCAAGAGCTGATAGAGGAGGAGAATAATCCATTTCATAGAAAAGAATTCCTAGAGATGTACCACCAGGACGGAGTAGACCATTTTATAAAAAATATAGAAGGCTGGATAACTGATACGTTTTTCAAGTTGGGAAACCTGAAATAAGATCGTATATTACAGGTATAAGAGAAATAAGTTATATTAATTAAACAGTTATAAAAAAATTAAAATTTTGACGTTAAAATCCTTGAGCGACTACGGTCCGGCATTCCAAGTAAAGACATTAGGAGCTTTACTAACGAGAAAAGAGTTCTTACAAAATATATACGACGTTCTAACAGACGAACATTTCCCTAACCCGGCTCATAAGTGGATCATAAATGAGATATTAAGATACTGGCATAAGTATCATACAGTAATCTCTATGGAGACCTTAACTATTGAAGTAAAGAGGTTAGATAATGAAATCTTAAAGACTTCAATTAGAGAGCAACTCAAAGAAGCTTATAAGCACTCAGACGACGAGTTACAGTACGTAGAAGAAGAGTTCACTGCCTTCTGTAAAAATCAGCAGTTAAAATCGGCTCTACTTAGCTCTGTAGATATGTTAAACTCTGGAGAGTATGATACGATTAGAATCCTTATTGATAATGCATTAAAAGCAGGAGCTGATAGAAATATCGGACACGAATACAATAAAGACGTAGAAACCAGATATAGAAAAGATTCTAGACCTACAATACCTACTCCATGGCCGGAACTTAACACGTTAATGCAAGGTGGATTCGGACCAGGTGATCTAGGTATAATCTTCGGTAATCCAGGTGGAGGTAAGTCTTGGATGATGGTTGCTATGGCAGCGCATGCTGTTAAAATGGGATACAATGTAGTTTACTATACTTTAGAGTTGGGAGAAGATTATGTAGGTAAGAGGTTTGATTGTTACCTAACAGGAATAGGAATAGAGCATATCGGAGACCATAGAGCTAAGATTGATAAGATGGTAGAAGAACTAAGCGGAAACCTTATCATAAAAGAATACCCACCGAAAATGGCTTCAGTCTCAACTATAAGAGCTCATTTACAAAAATGTGTTGACTCAGAACTTAAGCCGGACTTAGTAATTATAGATTATATCGACTACTTAAGAGGAACGTCTAATAAGTTTGCTGAAAGGAAAGATGAGATAGATGACGTATATGTTGCATGTAAAGGATTAGCTAAAGAGCTTAAGATTCCAATCATCTCTCCTTCGCAAGTAAATAGAATGGGAGCTAAGGACGATGTTATCGAAGGCGATAAAGCAGCAGGATCTTATGACAAGATAATGGTATCAGACTTCTGCATGTCTCTTTCAAGAAAGAAAGAGGATAAAGTAAACGGAACCGGTAGAGTTCATATTATGAAAAACCGATACGGAATGGACGGAATGACTTTCGGAGCATTAGTTGATACAAATACCGGTCATATTAAACTCACAGAGGATGTACCAACCTACGATGACTTCCCCGCCGCTAACGGAACATCCGGTTCTAAGACGTTTAATTTAATGGATAGCTTTGATAAAAAAGTCCTTGCGGAAAAATTCTCACAACTTTCCACGTTTTCTCAATAGAAAACCTACTTTTCTTTAAAAATCACATAGTTATTATATACAATTTAAAATCAAATATAAATGGACATCAGTCAAAAAATTCTATCAGACATTACAGTTTTCCTAAAGTACGCTAAATACACTCCAGAGCTTAACAGGCGAGAGGTATGGACCGAACTTGTAGACAGAAACAAAGCTATGCACTTGAAAAAGTACCCTCAATTAGCAGAAGAAATTGAAAGCACCTACAAATTCGTATACGACAAGAAGATACTCCCGTCAATGAGATCTATGCAGTTCGCAGGGAAGCCTATTGAAATTAGCCCTAACCGTATTTACAATTGTGCATATGCACCAGTAGACGATTGGAGAACATTCGGAGAGATTATGTTCTTACTTCTAGGAGGGACTGGAATTGGATTCTCAGTACAGAAGCACCATGTAGCGAAACTACCTGAGATAAGAAAACCAAATGCTTCTAAATTTAGAAGATACCTAATTAGCGATTCGATAGAAGGATGGGCAGATGCAGTAAAAGCATTAATGAAATCTCACTTCCAAGGGGGATCTACTTTGAGATTTGACTATTCAGATATTAGACCTAAAGGAGCAGCATTAATAACTTCAGGCGGAAAAGCACCAGGACCTCAGCCGTTGAAAGAATGTCTTGTAAAAGTACAAGGAATCTTAGACCGCAAGGAGGATGGAGATAGATTAGAGCCGATAGAAGTTCACGATATAGTTTGCCATATTGCTGACGCAGTATTAGCAGGAGGTATTAGAAGAGCAGCATTAATATCATTATTCTCAGCAGACGACGAAGAAATGATCTCTTGTAAGTCTGGAAACTGGTGGGAGTTAAATCCACAGAGAGGGAGAGCTAATAACTCTGCAGCATTACTACGAAGAAAAGTAACAAAAGAGTACTTCTTAGATCTATGGAATAGAGTAAAAGCTTCAGGAGCTGGAGAGCCGGGTATTTACTTTACTAACGATAAAGATTGGGGAACTAATCCATGTTGTGAAATTGCTCTTAGACCTTACCAATTCTGTAACTTATGTGAAGTAAATGTAAGTAACGTAGAGAGTCAAGAAGAGCTAAACGAAAGAGTAAAAGCAGCAGCATTCCTAGGAACACTTCAAGCAGGCTACTCAGACTTCCATTACTTAAGAGAAGTATGGAGACGTACAACAGAGAAAGATGCATTAATCGGAGTATCTATGACAGGTATTGGTTCTGGAGCAGTTTTAAAGCTAAATACAACTGAAGCAGCAGAAATAGCTAACCAAGAGAATATTAGGGTTGCTGAGCTGATCGGAATAAACAAAGCGGCTCGTGTAACTACTGTAAAGCCTGCAGGGACAACCTCTCTGACACTAGGGACATCATCAGGAATACACGCTTGGCATAACGATTTCTACTTGAGAAGAATAAGAGTAGGTAAAAACGAATCTCTATACGGATATCTAGCACAGAATCATCCTACATTAGTAGAAGATGAATTCTTTAGACCTCATGATACTGCGGTAATTACGATACCTCAAAAAGCACCAGCAGGAGCGATACTCAGAACTGAAAGTGCATTTGACTTATTAGAGAGAGTTAAAAAGATTTCGATGGAATGGGTTAAACCTGGACATGGAAACGGAAGCAACTCCCATAACGTATCAGCAACCATTTCTATTAAAGACGAAGAATGGGATGCAGTAGCAGAATGGATGTGGAAAGAACGTAAACATTATAATGGCTTGTCAGTCTTACCTCATATCGGGCACACCTACAAGCAAAGTCCGTTTGAAGACTGTACTGAAGAAGAGTATGAAGGGTTAATGAAAACTCTAGTAGATGTTGACTTGTCTAAAGTAGTAGAGATAGAGGACATGACAGACCTAGCAGGCGAGGTAGCGTGCGCAGGTGGAGCCTGTGAGATTGCATAATGAATACTCTAAACAG